GATGCTTCTTTCCGTTGCATCGTCAATTACTTTTCTAACAAGTCTTGCCGAGGGTGCTACCAACTCTGGAACATTTGCCAAATTTGTCTGGCCGCGAAGATACTGAACGGTAAAGTCTGCTGCCTCCCCCCGTTGAGTCTTATCTTTAATTGATCGCAATGCCTTGTCCATGTCTCTTAGGGCAAACTCGCCATCAACAGCAAGCTGGCTTTTTTCACCATCAATCTTTCTAAGGGCCGGAATTAGTTTCTTAATTGCGCCGTATTCTTTAATACCCGAAATCGCTTTTGATCCATACTTAGACACTGCCGTCTCTACGCCACCAAGTGCTCCACCGGTTAGCGTTCCAAGCGCAAGGGCAGTAGTAAATTCTTCTGCTGTTGGTGCGCGGCCTTCGTCAATTAGAGTCTTGCTTAGTTCTGAACCAGCAGAAATACCGGCACCTTGGATAGATCTTTTGGCTATGGTTTTTCCAAGCGTTGCCCCGCCCTTAACTGCTTTGCCCCCCGGTATTGCGCTTAGTCCAGTAGCAACGGCAAGTTCACCAAAGGAAAAGTCCTCACGTTCTCCACGGGCAATTTGCCCTTTTTGCACAGCAATATTGGCAGCAGCACCACCAATAGCACCACCAATAGGTATAGACGCTCCAAACGTAACGGGTGCAAGCGGAGCACCGGCAAGCTGACCAGCAATAGCACCGCCAACCTCAATGCCCGTATCAGCAGCCATACGGCCAATAGATGGGCCTTGCCCTTGTGCTTGGCCTTGTTCTTCTGCTATCGCCTCTTTGTAAGCAGCGGCAACAGTTTCAAAATCAGGAGTGCCTTTTTTGTCCCTGTTAGCAACAATCCACTCTGCGTATGCATTAGCATTTGCCATAGTGTTGTTTATTAAATTCCAAGAATAGCATTAGCAGCATCCATTGTTCCACTAGGAGAAGGCGAGGCAGCAGAATTAGATGCTGGTGGTTCCGAAAGTGAAGAAACAGCATCGGCAAGGGATATTACCATTCCAGTAAATTGATTGGTGTTGCCAAAACTAAGATGTAGTTTTTGCAACTCTTCAAACGCTTGAGGGTGGAGATTTTTTAGCTGCTCTAAACCTATTTTAGATGCGTCAATTAAAAGATCATTGTAAAACAATTCTCTGTTCTGTTTTTGTTGGGCAACAGACAATGGTTTATCTTGATCACTTCTAATCAAAAAGCTTTGATTATTAGCTGTAACAAGTTGATTGCCGCCACCAAGGTCTGTAATTACAGGAGTCGTATCAAACGCGCTTTTCATTTTAAAATAAACGTTAGCGTCAATAGGCGCAATTTTGCTGTAAGCCTTAACAAAAGCCGCAATCTTTTCGCCGTCAGTAGCTTTGCGCGGAACCTCCTTAAGGACGGTCTTCATTTGAAGCCATTGATTTTTATCAACGGGGTCCAGGTTGACCTCTTCGGCAAAACGAATGGAGCGTTCAATTACTTTAGACGCTGTTTCTTCAACGCTAGGTTTCTTGTCGGGTTGTTTCTCAAAATCAGCAGCGGACTGACGAGCATTTTCAAGCTCAATTAGTTTTTCTTTTAATGGTGCTTGTTCCTTTTCGATTTCATCAAGACGTTGAGTATAAGCTTTAACGGTATCCCCTCGTAAGGGTTGGTAGCCATATGTGGGTTGGAAAGCTCCCGCCATTCCGGTTACAGTTTCTTCTTTTTCTGTTTTAAGCCCAGAATTAATGGTCGCTTTTTCTTGCTCCAGTTCTTGGTATCTTGCCGTAGCACCCTCTGTATCTAGTTGCAGCTTCCTTGTTGAAACAAGCTTTCCCGTTTGCGGATTAAAAGAAAAATAAGGTTTAATATTATCCGGGACGGCTTGAACTGTTTTGGGCTCTGCTTTAGAAGTAGAAACCTGTGGCGCAACTTCTCCTTCTGGCATAAGTTCCTCAACAGGTTGGTCAGGTGCTGACAAAAGTGGAGAAATTTTGCCTCCTAACATAAGCCCCTCAACCGATTGCTCAGGTGTTGATTGAAATGGCGAAACACCATTAAAGGACTCTATGTTTCCAGCAACAAACTTAGGAGCCGTATATTCCTTAGTTTCAACCATGTCCGTAACCATTTCAGGCACAGCACCAACAGCAGCCTGAAATGCAGCAGAGCTTTGTGCACCCCTAGCAAGTTCAAGCGAAGCGGTTGGGCCAAGTGTTTTTACATATTTTTTTACAAATGCAGAAAGATCTTCATCTGTTGCATTTTCAGGAATGCCAAATTGTGAACGAACAGCAGAATTACTTAATAGTGGAGTAATAATATCTGTAGCTTCTTGTAGGGCAATTTTTTCCTGTTTATTTTTCATAAACTTTTGCACACCAACACCAATACCAGCCAGCGCATTTTGCACTCCCGCAGCCATAGCAGCCCCGCCCTGGGCCTGCATTTGGGCACCGGTAAGCGCACCACGAAGGTAGTTAGAATAGTCTGTTGCGCCAAGTTCTGCTCGAACGCCTGATCCAAATCCGTAAGCCATTAGATAAAAGTAGGGTTAAGGTTAGCCTTTAAATAAATTAGCATTGCCAAGGAGTCCTCCACCAAGAGCACCTAGGCCACCTAGTGCTCCTCCAATCATAGAACCCCTAGCCTGCGCTTTAGCACCGGCAAACCCAGCCTGTGAGCCGTAAATGCTGCTTTGATAATTTGACAAGTTAGCCTGATTCTGGAGACCGAGGTTAATGCCTGCGTTGGGATCAAACAGGTTAGGACCAAGCTGTTGTCCAGCCAGTCCAGCAGCAAACTGTGAGGACGCCATGCCCATGCCTGGAGACTGTGATGGCCTACCAAGAATTGCTTGAAACGGATCGGCGGCAGTGGCTTGATTCATGCCAAAGGCCAGACCGCCAGTTTGCAGAGCCTCAGCACGTCGATTCTGCAACGCTTGCTCACGATTTAACACCTCGCTAGCAATCGTGCTTTGGTCACCTACGCGCCCACGGGATGCCCCGGCCAAGCGTGCTTGCTGTTGGGCGTTACGCATTTGCTCGGGACTAAGTCGGCCAGAACGAGCAAACTGCTCCTGTGACATTCGATTGATTTGCTCAACCAAGGCTTGCTGTAAGGGGTCTGCGGAACGCAAGGCTTGCGTAGCCTTGTAACCCAAAGCCTCAACGTCAGCAATGTCTGCTTCTCGTTGGGCCGTTGTTAGTTCCTGCCCAATATCGGCAGCGCGACGAGAAGCCTCGTCTTGAATGTCCAGCAGTCCTGCTTGGTCTTCTGTGCCTCGCAGCAAAGTGTTAATGTCCGCAAGCTCTAGCTCCGTGTATTCAGGGCGATAGGTTTGCTCGGCCTGCAAAAGCTGGCTTTGCAAGTTAGGATCAGCCATTGCACGAATAAAATCCAGAGATGATTTCCCAGGATCAACTGGAGTTGGGGCCGGAGGAGGCTTTGGCATTTTGACTGAACCCATATTAAACCTTTAATAAATCTTTTAACTTGTAGTAATTGTAAAATCTTGGCTGGGGCTTTTCCTTAAATTCCCGTGCCCAGCCAATTTTAGAGAGCGGAAATGGAATGTGAGAATATAAAATAGAAAGAGCGTCAGGCCCAATGACTAGTTGAACCCACCAAGCGTCAGCTTCTTCGGGCTGAACCCAGCGTTCATGGTCATTTGAAATACACGGTCTAGCCAGTGCCAGCATTGATGGCTCTGAGTAACAATAGCCATGCTCCAAATACAGGCCGTGCATTCTTGAAAAATCTGAGCCATATAAATCAAATGCGGTTGATATTGCTGACATTAGGTAGCAATAATGCCATGGGCGCGAAGGGCATCAATGATTGAGTTAATTTTTGCATCTGTAATGTTAAATGCGTCTGCTACTGACTGTGGGTCCGTATGGTCCGTTCCACTTTCAAAATCCGTGTCAATGTAATTAGCACTAAGTTTGTTTATTGTGCCCCCCTGAGCACCCAGCACCTTAGTGCCATTTACTTGATAGCCATTTGCGGAAGTAACATTAACAACGTTTCCAACCGTAACATTGTTGGCTCCAGCAATGTTATTACTGTCATCAATAGTAATACCAGATGATTGGATTGTCTTTGTACCAGTTCCGTTTGCCCGTATAATAGCATTGTCGGTGCTACCGCTGCTGCCGCCCATTGAGCCAGTAGACTCAATCACAATACTTCCCGCACTAATTTCAAGGTCTATACCGGTTCCGGCAGTTAGTTGACTTAAAGTAAAACCGGTGCCGTTACCAATAAAAAGCTGACCGTTAGCGGCAGTTTCTAGTTTAGCCGCAGTAATCCCTTTATCTTTTACGATAATCTGCCCACTACCGGAAAGCTGGGTTGTAGCACCATCTACTGCTCCAGACTGAAACGTAGCAGCATTAACTGCCGCATTAAGGTTCGTAGAGGTAACTTGATCACCGTCACTGTAACTGTTTCCTGTTTGGAGAATCGCCATATTGGTATTTTAACACAATTAGTTATTGTTGAAGAGGGTGGCTGCTGGTCCGACCGCCGACCCGTATCCTTGTGTGATCGTAGCACCAGACGAATGAGTGTTGTTCCCAATCTTGTTCTTGCTGATGTAAGCCGTAGCCGCAGCACCCGATCCGCCACCTCCACTGAATGACACTGTTGGAGCTGACGTGTAATTCTTGCCGGGATCCGTAATCAACACACTGTCCACCACGCCGGAACCGTTGATGGTGGCTACCGCAGTAGCACCCGAACCACCACCCCCACTGAATGATACTGTTGGAGCCGTGCTATACCCTGACCCTCCATTGGTGAGAGTCAGACGCCCCACACACTCACTGGTTTGGTTGTAAACAATGTATGAGCCATTATGACTGTGAACTGTTAGATTGAGGATGCGCAGGTTTTGCATACGCAGCGATGACTGACCAGCACCGGGAGCCATATACACTGCCTCATTGCCCCCAAACGGAATTTCGATGGTGATGTTCTCAATGCTCAACCCATCCCAGAGAGTGCCGCCCGCTGTCTCATCAATGCCAATAGCACGGAAGAAGCCATTGCCCGTCTCTCTGATTGTCCCCCCCTTGATCGCTACGTTGTCGAAAAGCCCCACAAGGTAGCCATAGCCCGCAGCAATGTCATTAATGGAGTTCTCATTACAGGTTACGTTTTCAGCGTCAGTGATCCGCACCCCGTAGCCTGAACTGGTTCCAACTTCACCCGTGATCAGATTACCAAACAGTTGGATGTTTGATGGACGACGCCCGCTGTCCTCTGCTGCCACCAGTATGCCCGATTGCTTGGACTTGCTCACCACGTTGCCGGTAACCATCACCCGCTCACATCCGTAGAGCACTGCGATGCCACGCCCCCACGTTGTTCCAAGATCATCCCGAGCACGACAGACATTGTTCGCTATCACGCAGTCCACCGTATCAAACACTGCAATCAAGTCATCATCAGCCCCGTCAATCAGGTTGTTTGCAATGACCACGTTGGCACCTTCAGCAACATGGATGCCATCAGCGTAGCTGTCTATGATCCGGCAGTTGGTAATGCTGACGTTTCGGAACTCATTCTGTGCATTGTCAGGATCTTCAACGATGATCGCGAACTCGCCTGAGTTTAAAATCTCGACGTGATCAATCACCAGATCACTGCACTCCAAGTAGAGACCGTGGTTTCCGTTCCGTGCTCCATTGTTTCCGTCCAGAGTGATGTCGAAAACGTTCCACCCGTTGCAGCCTGTGCCGTTGGCCCAGATCATGATGTCTCCAGTTGTTCCGGTAGCCGGTGCCTTCCACACACTCACTCCCATCCCGGCTCCCATCACGGTGACATGACTCAGGTTGTTGAGCTGGCCTGTGCCACTTGCAATGTAAACACCAGGAGGAAAGTAGAGCACCGAGTAGTCGGTCAATGCCGCAATGGCTGCCGCCACCGCAGTGCTGTCATCGGTTACCCCGTCGCCTACTGCACCGTAGTCTTTTACATTAATCCATCCTAGCACTTCGTCAAGATTAACCGTTGCCTCGCTAATGGTCCTATTAAGACGCAAAGCCATTGCCTTATTGTTGGCAAAGTTTTCAGCCTTATCAGACCAAACAAAACCTGCTTTAATATCACTCATTCTTTAGAACTAATACTCAGGTCAGTGAGCTGGGAAGAAACTTTCAGCGATCTTACCTTGGGTCGGCCAATTCTAGGAGCTAGCGTAAACTGGCCGCTATACCCACGAATATTGCCAATGCGGCCACGCACGGAAGCATCCTCCCCAACGGCTAAGGTGTTCCCCAAAAGGTTAGAAAAAGAATCCATTGTGTTTACGGAATCTGGATTTTCTGCCTCAAACGTAATATCAATGTCCGAATCGTTAGTCTCAGAGCTTTCTGCTTGAATCTCAAAAGAGTTGTATCTCTTTCTGTCCATAGTGCCACCCGTATATTGTCGAGTGGTTACATAAGAAGGAATCTTACGGATAGAAGCAGACACTCCAATACTAGTAACCAGAAAATCGTTGTCGTCCTCCCGGTCTTCTAAAACGTGTATTCCTCCAAAAGAGTTAATTGCATACAACTTATTTAATGAACCAGCTCCCGCTCGAATTAAGTTTTCAATATCCCAGCCTTCCCCTTGGGTAGTGTCAACAGACTCCCACCCATTATTTAAAAAGTTATAAACTAATATAGTATTATTAACGGTAGAATCGTCCAGTGGGACAGAAATATAATATCTGTTGTCGTGATAAATGGCTACCGAGTTACTAGCGTAGTCTTTATTAATTCTCTTAATAATTGGATTAATAGACTCTGACAGGGGAATGGATGCACCACGCAGGTTATATAAATCCTCAAACTTAACAGCATACACGCCGTTATCCGACAGAAAAAGAATTTGATTACCAACCTGCACAACGGACTTACGCGCCAAACATCCAACCTCTCGCGTGATTTCCTGCACAACCGTTTCCTCCAATGCCCCAGTTACGCCACGAATCAAGTGGATGGTATTCCGATTGAATACAACTAAGTTGTCCTCGGAAAACGGCTGAATTGCCACAACACGATCCGCACCACCAGACGCAATGCGATAGTTGCCATAGATCTGATCGTAGGTGTTTTGATCCAGAATGTCGGAAGCAATAATCTCATCCGTAATATTGCGAGATTCAATTGTGGGAGACCCAGAGGCTCCTGATGTCGTATAAAGGAATGGCATCCACAGCCTACGCTGGTGATAAATAGCCCACGGCGGCGCAGGCATATGGGAAAACCCGCCACCTACAGACATTGGTTTGCTTAAAACCACCGACGCGCCAGCGATGTCGTCCGCGTCAGCATAAAACTTAAACCTAGTGCCTCTAGGTGGATCAGAAGTATCAAATTCTACCTCAAACACACGATACTCCGAAAGCTCATTAAGATCAGTGTCGCCGCGAGAAATAATCTTAACTAAATCGTTCTCTACAATATCGTGGTCGTATTCGGTAACAGTAACCACTCCACCCGAAATTTCCGTGTTTCCAGAAGTGCTATACACCAAAGGCTGGGTATAGTCACCGTTTCCTACTAACTCAAACGCCGGAGTTCCAGTTAGGTCTCCATCCCACTGCAAGGTCGTTTCGCCATCTCTAAAGATAAAAATGTAGTTAAAGGCTTGAAGCATACTCACCTTTGACGAAATAGAAACGGTTTCGGGATAGGCAATTTCAGGGGTGGCTCCAGTAGTAAGGTTTACAAGAAAAGCCTTTGAGTTTGCCGCAATCGCAATATACTCCTCATTGTTAGATGATGGGTCGGAAAACAAACACGAACCGTATGCAGCGTTAAGGGCATTATCATCAAGGACTGGGGGAGTTCCAGCGTCATCAAGGGTAAATGGCAAAGTAAGGGCCAATGCGTCAGTAACAAGCGAAGACCCAAAGTGCTGATGTCCCTTGCGGGTTTGCCACGCCCCATTAATGTCCATACGTCCGTTAGAGGACATAGCCACCTCGGATGGGCTGAGCTGATCGGGCCGGAGCCGTGCGTTTATTCGAGAAAACGAAAAGTCTCCCTCATCAACGATGGGGTTATCAAGCGAGCCATAATTGCTATACCGAGGCATTCATTTAGTATAGCCTATGCCACAAGGGCTACTTCCGGTATTTAGCCGTTTTTTTAGATGGCATGTCTTAACAATTCCAGGCGCGACGGCTCCAATAGTTGGCAGACAGCTTGTTGCTTTTGCCCTTAATGCCACCAGACCTAGCGCAATAGCTCTTCTTGCGAGCTGGCTGGCTCTTCTTAATGGTCATATTGGCATCGCCAAAACGCACCACTTTCTCTTTCCCATTCTGACAGGCTTTGACGACAAACTTCTTACCGCCCTTAACCTCTCTTTTAGGGCGATTACAGGGCAAATCTCTAGGGTTCTGGGGCATTGGTATAGGTATCGCCTTAAAATGGCTTTATTTGGCCTTATTGACGCTCTTTTCCTTGTTAAGTTTATCAAGGTTTTGAGACTGCTTCATAAGCCAACGGACAGAAAAGACACTAACCGTAATCGACCCAATCAACGCAGCCACTTGCAAAAAGTCAGCAGCCAGTTGAAGGACTGCAAGTGTTGATGTCCAGCTAAGGGCGTTTAGCAAGCCAATCCTGATAGTATCAAATAGCTGAATCACTTGGCGGTCCTTTGCAATGGACGTGATCCAAACCACCACATTACTGCTGTTGATGTAGCAAACACAAAGTCACCCAGAATCACAGCAACTGCGGCCTCCCCTACAAATCCCGCAGCAATAAATAGAATCAGGGAAATAACCATAGCCCATGTTAGCCCTGGACGAGTAAACGCCCTAAAGGCATCCACCATTACGCGTGTAGAAATCACCCACAAAGGAGTGTTTTCTGGAATCGCAACCGACTCTTTATCGCTTTTTAGACTTGAGTCGAAACTCTTAAACTCGGCCTCGGTAACCTTGAGGCGAGAAATAGATTCCATCTTCTTAATCTCAAGCTCAGTTTCCCAAGCCTTAGACTTTGCATCTACTATCTTTTGAACAACTGAAAAAATGCCGCCTAAAATAGACCCGCCCGCCGCACTAGAAAGAAACGTAAACATGAGTTATTTTAACACATGTTTACAGCCACTCACTTACATTTTTTTCTAGGCATTGTTCGCTTTTTACCCTTGGCCTTTGCGGCCTTGGATGGGCGACCAACTTTGTTTCCGTATGTTCCTTTTCCGTATGGCATTTTATTCTTCGGTTTCAGGTTCTGGATCTTTAAGTGCCTCCAGAATATCCTTTGCATGCTGCTGCAAGGCTGCGTGCTGGTCCGCGCTTAGAGCGGCAATGCGCGTGGCAATGTATAGTTGATTAAGTTTTTCTTGAATAGTCATACAAACAATTTATAACTCAACTTAACGGTGGTTGTCAATTAGTTATTTTCCAACGCCTCAAGGCGGGCCGTGAGTTCCTTGATCGAGTTGACTAGCGCGAAGGTTAGAGCGTGGCCGTTCCAGTTCAGCACTTCGGTTTCTTCGTCATCATCTTCATTTAGCTTGGTCATGTAGCTTCCGACGCACTCTGGGAAAGCATTGATCGCTTCCTGTGCAATGATCGAAATCTTGTCCTCGCCGTCGTCCACCATTCCGGCTTTGCCGTTGTATCGGTAGGTGACGGGGCGCAGTGCCAAGACAGCATCCAGCCCCTTAGTGTATTCGCCGGTTTCGGTTTTAATACGAGCGTCGGACGCAATCGTCCATGTGTTGGTTGATGGTTTGGCTGCGGAGTCTGTGCCCAGTTGGAGCTGGTATGCAGATGACGTAAGGCCGATGCCGACGTTGCCGCCGTTAGGGTTCAGGAGGAGCGAGAAATTGGTTGCATAGTTGCTATAGTCTCGCACCTGCAACCATGCGGCCGCGCCGGCCCCATTAATTCCAGAATCAAGCCCCACACCAGAACCAGTTCCGTAAAGGCGCATCGCCCCATTCGCAGCAGATCCCGACGTGGCTGCCGGAGCATTAGTGCCAATAATTTCGAGCTTATTTACGGGTGCCGTCAGGCCGATGCCGAGGCCGTTGGCGGTAAGCGTAGCCCTCCTAACTCCTCCCGTGCCAAGTGCCAATGTTCCAGAAGGACCATCCAACATAAAAGCGCCAGAGTCTGTAACAAAAGAACCGTATGGCCCAGATGCTCCCAACCTCAGAGATACTGCGCCTGTTCCGCTATCGTATAGATACGAACTATCATCTCCAAGTTCAATGCCAACACCCGTGCTTATAGTTCCAGTTGAGCTAATTGATCCAACGACATCTAGTGTGGTCGCTGGTGACGCCGTGCCGATGCCGACGTTGCCCGAGCTATTCATCGTCAGAACATTACTGACCCCACCCGTGCTAAAAATTGCACCTCCTTCAGGAAAAGCGACTGTTGTCCAAGGGCCGGTCGTAATTGAAAGCATATCCGAACCGGAATGCTGAAGCCCCATTATCTGCTGGTATCCGGTCGTGGCAGTGTCGCTGTCGTTTGCTTGTATCGCACGGGATGAACCCGTAGACACGATGTCGAGCTTTGCTGCTGGTGACGCCGTGCCGATGCCGACTTTGCCTGCGCTGTCGATAGTCATCGCTGTGGTGCCGCCTGTCGTTGCGGCGGTGTCGCCAGCCCCACCCACCTTGAATGTCAGTTTGTTACTGCCGCCTTGACCACGAATTACACCACCATCTGCATCTTGACCAAGCAAAAGCGTGGAAACACCCGTGCCTACAATTTGGATAGTGGAGGCGACGTCAGCACTTGTGCCTCTAAAATCAATACCAGTGTTTGGTGACGCCGTGCCGATGCCGACGCGGCCTGCGCTGGTGATACGCATCGCTTCACCGGTTTGATTATTAAAAGTCAGCGTGTCGCTTGTGCCATTTATCGTGACGGGGTAATATAGCGTCCCACCAGTGGACTCCGTGCCAATTTGGACATTCCCGCCGTTTAGTCGAGAGCGGAGATACATCGTTCCGGTGCCGTTGTAGTTGACGGCGTCTGAGACACTCAAAACACCTGTTGCGCTCAGTGTCGTAAACGCACCCGTGCTAGGCGTGGTCGCCCCGATGGATGCGCCGTCAATCGTGCCGCCGTCAATATCAGCCGTGTCAGCAACCAGCGAGTCGATGTTTGCCGTTCCGTCAATGTAGAGGTCGCGCCACTCGTGGCCCGTGCGACCAAGGTCGTAGGTGTTGTCGGTGGCTGGCGTAAACTCAGACGCAATCCGAGCGTTGAAGTCTACCGTATCTCCATTGCTGGTGCCAAGGGTTGTATTGTCCGACACGTCGAGAGACGTCGCCGCCACCGTGCCGCTATCATCTATAGTAACCGTTGAGTCCTGAACCAGTTTTCCGGTCGTGCCGTCGTATCGAACAACAGCATTGTCGGTGGATGACGCCGGGCCAACTACGTCGCCGCCCAAGAACCGGGAGTCGTCGCCTGCTGCGACCGTCCCTGCGGTGGTGCCTACGTCCAAAGTTGCCGAGTTGCCAAGACCAAGGTTATCTCGTGCATCAGACGCATTGTCAGCCCCCGTTCCACCATTAACAATGGGCAATACGCCACTAATATTATTCAGGGAGTCTGGTGTATCCAGAATAAGGGTCTTAAAAACGTCCATTTTACAAATAGTTCAACTCTTGCATTTCAAGAACAGCATCCGTGCTGGCTTCGCGAATAGCCTTAACCTTGGAAACCATCTCCCGCGTCCAATAAACAGAACTTCCTGGGGGCATACGATAGCCAAGTGAAGCAGTCGGATCGGTGGTGCCATCCATCGTTACACGAATTGCAGCATCATTAACCTGAACAAGCACATGCGTCGTGCCAGAGTTTAATGTCCAATCCAACACCTGCTCCGCCGTAGAACTGATTGTGTTCTGCCGGTGGGTGGTAGTATTCTGGGGGATTGCCTGAGAGGGCGTATTAACAATTCTTGCGTTAGGCATAGGATTAAACAGTAAAGGGTGATGCCTGCACGGCTGCGTCCGTTCCGCCAGCACGAATCATAATTGCGCTATCTGCTTGTCGGGCCGACCAGAAGCCTTTCCATCCAGACTCAAACTTGTGCCCGTTTGATGCAGAGGGAACAGAGCGATCAAATGTAACCATAATATCGGCACCTTGCACATCAACATAAACAAACTTGGTGTCCTCGTCATACCAAGTTGACACAAACTCAATAGGAACCGTAGAAACCGTCAAACGCTCATCTGTGCCGCCTTCGGTGGGAACAGGATAAAGATTAACTGAAAAAGTATTAGGCATAGTATTAACGAGATTGGCGAGAAACGTAAGTTGAGATTCGACGATATAAAGCGTTATTGTTCCTCTGAGTTTCTGCTTTATCCAATTCTATCAAAAGGTATTGCTGCGCTACATTTTCTTCAGCAATGGCCTTGTCAATTTGACCATCCATCCGCAAGAAGTCTGCATATGCTGCGTGCGCTATATATTCAAAAAACTCCGACGGGATGTTGGTAGATGAATCTGAATATGGGCCTTCCCACTTTTTCAAATAACCCACCCAAAATCCGCTAAGTTCTGTGTTGTTGTGTATTACATTAGCACCGTCGCTATCAACCCAAAACTCATACTCAATAGCAGAGTTAATGTTTAGTGGGTTGCTGCTCCAAATACGATTAAAGCTATCAATCTCAGAAACGCTATTAGCAATCACGCTCCCAGATCCCGTGTAAGTTTCAACACCAGTTCCCGTTGCAAGATTATATGTAAACGTATCGTTATTGATTAATCCTGTGCTTACTGATACAACCTGATAGCTACCATTTGGATCAACAGATCCAGTTAATCCAGAAACAGTAACATACATTCCCTCTACAAAATCAACAGACGTGGTGCATCTAATTGTAACTAATTTATCTGCACGGGAAGCAGTAGCAATGTTTTTGGAAGCAGGGGTGAATGTCGTAGAAATAACATTACCAACCGCTGGCCGTGCTTGTGCCCCAACAATATAACGCGGCCAAACTTTGTTTTGTCGATAAGCCTGATATGCCCTGCGATTTACAAAGTTAAGGATGCTCCCCTTTTCGCTAGGGTTAAAGTTGCTTACACCAGAAAGCGAGCTTATTAAGGAGTAGAGGTCACTATACGTCCGGTCGGTCATATTTTGTTAGGAGAAAGATGTGGAAACTTCTTTTGATAATACTTCATAAACTCCTTGGAGTGGACCTCTTTGGCTCCGTATTTTTGCTGCATACGAAAAAACTCCCACTCAGGAATTACTCCAATGCAACGACCCAAACCCGGCACCTCTCTTTGATTTACCAACTCCTTTGCCTGTTCTGCGGCCTGCGCCTCCTTAGAGCGTTCAATTTCTTTCTTAAACTCTAGTCCTGTAGTAAGCTCACGCATCAAGGCGCGATTAATTTCTCCGTCGTGATACTTAGGGAATGACGTAATTAAATGCATAATAATAGGGCTACCCCGAAGGATAGCCCCATTATAACATGTAAGTCTAGTAGTTAGATTTACGCAATAGCGGTGATCTTACCGTGAGCACCAGGGTGCTTGACCAACAGCGACAGGGTGGTGTCAACGTAACCACGCTCACCGCCACCTTGATTCGGAAGGCGGGTCGAACCAAGACCGATCAACTCGGAAACGCCGTAGTAGTCAGGATTGATGAGGTAACCCGTGTCCTTGTTCGACGTGTCAGGGGCGCAGTCAGGGTTCATGTTAACAATGCTCACCATACCGTGATCAGACTCATACATCTCAACAGAGAGTTTGATGGTCTTGGAATCAGCAGTCTGGGTAACCTGACGGTAAACCGCGTTGGTCGATCCAGAGGTGCGAGCATAGTCAGCAATAACCCGACGAAGAGCAGTGTCAGCAACCAAGGTGAGGTTGTTGGTGCTGCCAGTCACCCGGTAGATGGACGTGATGAGGTCGTTAAAGCCGCTTTCAGTCAGGGAGCCACTGCTGTGGATGGAATCCGCAGGGGTGCGGTAAGCAGCAGGAACGTCAGTCGGACCAGCCGAATCAATCCAGCCACCAAGACCGCGCAGGCCATAAACGACGCCAGCACCATTTTCAGCCGTGCGATCATTTGCGGAGCAGAGGGTAGCCTCTACGTCGCGCTTGAGTTCGCGGGCAGACTTAGCTTCGGCCTCAGCAATCTTAGCCGGTCCAACGGACTCAACGGCATCCTGCAGGTCCGAAACCATGAAGTCACGGCGGAACTTTTGAACGTAGTTGCCGAGACGGGCGCGGCCACTAAACTTGTCGGTAAACGCGGAAACGTCAGAACCCTCGGCAACACCCGTGGTAACGGGAGCAGCCAGCGAATCAACCGTCCATTCAACGAAGGTGGCGGTTGCCTTGCTTTTGGGAGCAGACGAAAGAACAGGAGTCTCCTCGGGAGCGAGGATCGTCAGGATGTCGGTGAGGTCTTCACGATTGGAGACCCCAGAACTAGGATTAGTGTTAGTAGTGTCGTAGGTATTTGAAAAAGCCATGATTATAAAGTAAAATTATTTACGCTTAGAGTGTTGAAGAGTGCGGAGAGCTATAAAGTCCTGTGTAGCACCTGAAGTTGAGAATCGTTGTTGGACGTCTTTCACTGCCTTGGCAGCGCGAGGTTCTGGCTGCTCGCTTTGAGCAGTGGAACTAATCGAGATGGACGGAGGAGTAATTCTTGCGCTAGGCTTTGGCTGATTAACTGGCTTACGATTATAAATAGAATTAGCAGCGTGAGCTATCATATATTCCATATACGGTTCCAGATCAGGCACCTTCTCTACGGCCTCTTTAATCAAGGGGCTTTCGCGAAGGGATTCAAACTGCTTTCGCACATCATTATCCTCTCCATCAATCCAAGAAAGCTCGGACTTAATAGCCTCAGAAAACTGCGCCTTCATATTAAGGCGTTGCTCTTTAGCCTGTAAATCCTGCAATCGTGCAGGCAAAAACGTCTTACGGGATTTTTGGGAATCTCGCAAAACCTTTCGCACCTGAGCCTTTGTAATCTCTTGGTCGCCATTTTGTGCAACAACATCATCTGCTGCCAGATGGTCATTATTCCACAAAACATCTTCTGCCCATTCAATAGCTTCGTCAATTTCGCGGGCTTTTGCCTGCAAATCTTCAACGGAATTGATGTCAGAAAAGGGGTTGTTTTCAACCTTCTTAACTTCCAAGGGATCTTTTTGGCTTTCACGACTTTGCATTTCCTGCTTCAAGGCATTAAGCTGTTCCTCGGCTTGCTTACGCTTTGCGGTAAGCTCACCAAATCTAGCTACTGCTCGGCTCCCTAGCTTTTCGGCTAGTTCACGAAGCTCGGCCTCTGACATGGATTCTAGGTCGATCTCGCTTTTAGAAAGAACTTCTTCTTCGTCTTGGCTTTCAAGCTGACCCTCGTTGACGATTTCCGCGTTAGATTCGTCTTGAGGCTCTGGAGCAGTTTCCTCCTCCACCTGTTCTGCCTTAACTTCCGATTCTTGGGGTTCTGTATTAATCTCCTTAGTGAACACTTTAGGTTCACCAGAAGGCTTTACATTACCGCCTTTGCGATGGAGTGCATACATTCCAAACGCAAGATTATCTGACTGTTCCGCTGGACTTGGTTCACCCGCAGCGTTGGGTGTTAGGACTTCATTAGACATAGTTATCAACGCTCTCTTTATACGCCTGAGCGATTTGCGATAATGACATTATAACAGTCATTTTTATTGCTTTACAAAAAAACAAAAAAAATAATACTTTTATTTATGAGTTCTAATACCCCTAAGCAATCAGCGCACGATTGGACCGCTCCAGAACATTGGAACGTAGCCAAAACAATGGATCGCGTTAAAATTAAAAACAACGAGCACCACGCAAAGCTATACCCTTTTGGAGAGCTGGTGATTAAAGAGCATCCTATTTTTCAATACTCACGGAGAAATCCTCCAGCGCATGTATTAAAAAGTATTTAGTGCGTCTTTTCTGCGTGCCGAAACAGTATACTTTCGGCGTTAGACATTTTAAGGATTTGGTCGTATGCCAGAATCTGCCCAGAGATTTGCTGAACCTTTTCAGTTTCTGCATCAAACAGGGCTGCAATGCAGGACTCGCGCTCGTCTTTAATTGATTGCAGAAAGTCTGCAAACTGGGAAACGTGGGAAAGATGATCTAATGATTGTTCTAGTGACATTATTGAGCGTATTTACGAACCATTGAAGCAAGGTTGAGTGCGCGTCCCTTTACCTGACGAGCCCACTTGCTATCAAGCATTTCACGCGCTGCTACGTTGTAATCCTTTTGCATAAGAGCAGCTTTAGTGTTTTTAAACTTTCCTAGGTTAGTCAAACCTAGATTGAAAGACATATCAATTATAGCCTTCTTTACGTCGGACGGCTGCTCATCAAAGTTCGGTAACCACTTACGAGCATCGTTAAATGCTTGGGTAATAGACTCATTATAAAGACGTTTAATTTCCGGCTCGGTTAGCCGAACCTTTTTGTCAACTAGGTCTTTCACGTTATAACCCATCTTCCTAATAATCCGCTGGTTATGAGGCTGTGATAGGTTAAATCCAATACCAATAGTAGGCTTTTTCTCACTATCAAGATAAGCATATTGCCTAACTCCTTCGTGTTGAGCAATTTGCTTATATAGGTCTTCAGAGAATTTCTTTTGCTGCGGGCTTGCCCGATTAGCTATCTCATTGTAGTTGCCAACATCAGGCATATTAACCACCCATACTTTGAGTGTTAACATCGCCCATGGCAGCAGGATTAGTCCCAACGCGGCCAATTTGCGCGTTCTGAGCTTGCTGCTGCTGGAAGGTATATTGAGCAGCATACTTCTGAATACGCGCTGAAAATGCTTCATCATCTTGTAGACGTTCAGCAACATCAGGCTGTTGGGTGTATTGTTCGATGACTTGCAATGCGATTTGAGCACCATTTGGTCTAGCAGGCATTTCAATGCCTGCAAAGATTTTAGTTAGGTCATCGGTAACAAACTTCACAATTTGCTGCTGGGCCTCTTCTACGGGCTGCAATACGGCGTCTGCTGCAATAGGATCAATAGCATTTGCCGCAATATCAATAAGCGCGTCTGGGTTAATCCGACCATTTCGGTCAAGCTGAATCAAGCTAACAAGCTGATTAAGTTTTGACTCTTGAGTTTCGGGGTCAGCATTAAGCACGTCGTAGCCAATCACAATGTCGTAGTTCTCATCAGGATCACCCTTATCAAACTCCATGGGGTCAACAACTCCGGTGACACGGAAAAACACTTGGTCTGGCCCAAACCGTTGGTAGCACTTAAAGGACATTTTAATCACCTCTTGGACGTGGGCCAAGAACTTGTCCAAAATAAACTGCCGCTTAGTGGCAGATGCTGGGTCGGTCTGACCAAGACCAACCAACTCATCAGCAACCTTTAGGAGCGTTTGCTCCATTTCCATAGAACCTGGGTTGTATTGTGGCTGTGGACCAAACTGAAACTCTCCACCACGGCGATATGGAACAAACCGGCCCGGCCCCCAGTCGCTAGGAGCATTGCCAACGGGGTGCATGATGGGAGGCATCGTAGCCATTGAGTTGCGATC